GCACCCATCAGCCCAGCCTTTTACACACACCCGCGAAATTATTGCTTTTGGGGTTACACTAGATGTAGTGGTCAAACAACCTACCGGCCACTAGATGTAGGAAAGCTAAGATGACAAAGACGCACCTGCGGCTGACCCTAGATTCGGCAAGCAATCACCCGGTCACAGAAAAGCAAATACAGATTATCGCCAAGGCGCTCAACGGCTGGTTTCAAGACGCCGATTTTACTCTCACGACAAACGACGACGGCCTGCGACTTCAAGCCGGACAGCTCGAGCGCAACCGCGCAACCGCTGCGCTAAACGATTGGGAAGCGCAGGCAGTTACAGAAATGCTAAGCAGCGAGTTGCCGGTCAGACTGCTCAACACAGACGGGGACAAAGTCAGGATCCACAGGCTAAAGAAGAAGTTGCCAAAAGGAGTCATTCTTCAAAGTAAAAGAGCGGGCAATTACCTGCTGGTGAACTCTTGAAAAGGCTGGTCACTTCCGAGGCAGTAACTGAGGGCCACCCGGATAAAATAGCCGACCAGATAAGCGACGCAGTTCTTGACGCAGCACTGAGGCTTAACCCGAACTCAAGGGTTGCAATTGAAACAATGGTCACGCCAGGGCTTGTTCACATCGGCGGAGAGCTGACAACCGACGGCTGGATTGACTTCAGGCAGGTGACCAAAGAGGCACTTGCCAAGATTGGCGATTCACACTTGCTCGGTTTGCCAGAGGATACCGTTGCAGTTCTGCCGACAGTCATAGAGCAGTCGCACGAAATCTCTAAAGCGGTCACAGAGTCGAACGACGACAAGACAACCGGAGCAGGCGACCAGGGCATGATGTATGGCTACGCGGTGAACGAAACAAAGACGCTGATGCCTTTGCCAATAACCCTCGCAAACGAAATCGCCTTTGAGCTTTCACAAGCTCGCAAGACGCGGATGATCCCAAACCTCAGACCAGACGCAAAGGTGCAAGTAACGGTTGAATACGACGGGCTGACACCCGCCAAGGTAGAAACAATTCTGGTCAGCACTCAGCACGATAAAGAGTGGGACATGGAGCTGGTCGCTGAAGAAGTCAAGCAATTTGTTATCAAGCCAATCCTTATGCGACACGCAATGCCTCAAGATTACAAGTTCATGTTCAATCCAAGCGGCTCGTTTGTCACAGGCGGAGTCATGGCAGACAGCGGACTGACCGGGCGCAAGATTATCGCAGATACCTACGGCGGAGCAGCGAGGCATGGCGGCGGCGCTTTTAGCGGCAAGGACGCAACGAAGGTAGACCGCTCGGCAGCTTACGCAATGCGCTGGGTGGCTAAGAACGTCGTGGCACTTGGACTAGCCGACAAGGTGGAAATCCAAGTGGCATACGCAATAGGAATGGCAGACCCGGTCGGGCTTTACGTTGATAGCTTCGGAACTGGCAAAGAGCCTGATGACAAGATTGCCAGCGCCATCCTTCAGGCGGTAGACCTTCGACCACGCGCAATCATTGAGAACCTCAGCCTTAGAAACCCAATCTACAGCGACACAACCTGCTACGGACACTTTGGTAAAGAGCAGATGACGTGGGAGAAACTAGACCTAGCCGAGAGCATTGAAAGGGCATTGTGAAATTAGAAACAATCAAGATAGCGAGTCTGACTCCTGATCCGCAGAACGCTCGCACACACGACGAGACAAACCTCAAGGCAATACAAGGAAGCCTAAAAGAGTTTGGTCAACGCAAGCCAATCGTAATCACACAAGAGAACACCATAGCTGCCGGAAACGGAACAGTGGCAGCCGCAAAAGAACTTGGCTGGACAGAGATACAAGCTGTCAGAGTGCCGGCGGATTGGAATGCGGATCAAATCAAAGCGTTTGCACTGGCAGATAACCGCACCGCTGAACTCGCCACCTGGGACACCGAGGTGCTAAACACGCAGCTCAAGGAATTAGAAAAGGCAGGCATTGAAGTTTCTGAGTTTGGCTTTCAAGAACTTGAAGTCCCAATTTTAGACATCGAAACCTTTGAAGATGAAATCCCTGACATTCCAAATGTTCCTACCGCAAAGCTCGGAGACATCTGGCTGCTCGGTGACCACCGACTTGTATGCGGCGACAGCACAAACCCTGACGTTTTGAGCCTAGCCTTAGACGGCAATCTTGCAGATTGCATCTTTACTGACCCTCCCTATAACGTGGCATACCAGGGCGGGACAAAAGATAAAATGACAATCCAAAACGACGACATGAGTGTCGAGCAGTTCAATAAATTTCTTTTTGATTCTTATGACGCCATGTTCAAGGTCACAAAAGAAGGTGGGCCAATATACGTCTGCCACGCTGACATCGCCGGCGAAGCCTTCCGGCACAACTTCGTAGAAACAGGTTGGCTACTGAAACAGTGCCTTATTTGGGTTAAGGATTCCCTCGTGCTTGGAAGGCAAGATTACAACTGGCAGCACGAACCAATCCTTTATGGTTGGAAGCCAGGGGCAGCGCACTCTTGGCATGGCCCGTTCACAAACACAACCATTCTCGACTTCGCAACCGGCGACCTGGCAAAGAAGTCAAAAGAGGAACTTATTGATTTCATCACTGCATCATTTGAAACCAGCTCGGCAGTTAGGGTGAAGCGACCGCGCAAAAATGACATCCATCCAACGATGAAACCAATCGCACTGGTTAGCAAGCTGCTCAAAAACAGTATGCTCAAAGGAGAGCGAGTTCTTGATCCCTTTGGCGGTTCGGGTTCAACCCTTGTAGCAGCCGAGCAACTTGGAGTGAAAGCGGCGGTAGTAGAACTTGACCCTAAGTACGTGGACGCAATCGTCACTCGCTGGGAAGCTCTAACAGGCAACAAGGCGGAGTTGCTTAATGACAGCAGGTAGGCCCGCAAAGCCAGTGGAGCAAAAACGAATGATCGGTAATCCCGGAAAGCGTGCATTGCCTTCTAACGCCTTGGCGCTGCCAAGAGCAACTGAAACTCCGGTGCCAGGCAGACCACTGCTCAAATACGGGCAAGAGCTGTGGGACAAGGTCTGGTCGGCAGGGGTCAACTGGATAAGCCCGAACACCGACGTGGAGCTATTGCTCATGACCTCAGAAATGGTCGACGAGCGGTGGAACCTAAGAATCAAAGTGATGCAAACAGACGACCCAAAACTTAGACGAGGGTTGCGCGAACTAGATAAGCAAATCGTTAGCAACCTTTCGCTGCTAGGCTTTACTCCCTCAGATCGAACAAGGCTGGGAGTAGCCGAAGTCAAGGCGCAATCTAAACTAGAAGAACTAATGGAACGAAAGGCGAATCGTGTCGTGGCCACCTCAATGGTTAACCCCAGTCCCTCAGTTTGAATTAGACAACGGTGACGGCGATACAGTTATCGAGTTCGCTGAAGCGTTTGGGATTATTACTAAGGACTCAGTAGCAGGGCCGGCAGGCGAACCCTTGGTCATGCGCGAATGGCAAAAGGAACTCATCCGACACGTCTTTGCAGGGGACGGTAACGGTTACAGGAATCGAGCAAGCCTAATTCTTGTTCCGAGGAAAAACGGCAAGAGCGCCCTGGGGTCAGTTTTTGCCCTGTATTCTTTGATTCTTGGAGCAAAGGGTGCTGAGGTTTACAGCGTGGCCGCGACCAAAGAACAAGCTCGCATCGTATTCGCAGACGCCAAACGTATGGTCGAAGCCAGTCCAGAACTGAGTGCAATCACTAAGGTTTACCGCGACGCGATTGAGCTGCCTAAGTTCGGGAGCGTTTACCGCGTTTTGGCAGCAGAGGCTTACAGCGCGGAAGGCTTGAACCCCAGCGCCACAATTTTCGATGAAGTTCACGCACAGCCCAATCGAGAGCTTTGGGATGTTATGTCATTGGCTATGGGATCACGCGGCAGGCAATCCACCCTGATCGGCATCACGACCGCAGGGACTAGAGCTGACGCAACCGGCAACGATTCAATTGCTTTTCAGCTTTACAATTACGGCAAGAAGATAGCGACCAAAGAGGTTGACGACGACTCATTCTTTATGGCGTGCTGGGAAGCTCCACCCGAAGCCGACCACCGGCGACCTGAGACTTGGGCTTTAGCTAATC